ACCCTGTGCCACCGCCTGTTGCTGTAACACCTGGCTGACTTAACAACTCATCAAATAAACCCATTAAACAACTCCCTTAATGTTACGTTTTATAGGCTTACCCCAAGATTCGTTCATTGGTCTGTAACCTATCGCCAAATATCTAAAAGCATCTGCGCCATGCGATGCCCAATCATGTCGAGGTCTTGAGCGCCAAGTCTTACCGTTTTCATCCCAATCTCGTGTGTAGTTTATCAAACAATCGATACCTTTTTCACATTTATTTGCATCAAACCAACATTTATGAATCATTGAACGTGCTGATTGAATGCCGTCATCTACTCTTAGGTCAGGTGCTATCTCTACATTTCTAATGCCTAAACCATCTAATGTCTCTAGTCTTGACTTGCCTGTGCCTAGTTCTCTAACCCTTACATCATGCGGTAATATGTGTTGTTCATACACGTAACCTTTCTCTTGTAATACGATAGCATAGTGGTCTAATCCAACACCTGATGCTTCGTAATAGTCAATGATGTGTATCTCTGTGCCGATGTACTGAGCAAACCAAATAGATGTTGAGTCGCCTATTCCTAAATCCCAAGCAGTTACTACACCCTTATCTCTATCGTATCTAACCTCACCTACTCTATCTTCTTCCTTAGCCAAGCGCATCTCTGTTGAATAGTAAGCGCCTTCACTGAATACTAAGAAGCCACCTTCCCAAATGTGTTCGTACATATCGATACGTTTGGCTTTGTCTTCTAGGCGTTCTGCCTCTAGTACATCTGGAAACCAAGGATTGTCAGTGTAATTGAGTTCAACTATCTTAGAGTTTTTAGGTGGTGATATTCTAAATCGTTCATGTGTTGCGCTGTACTTTGATTCGGGATTCCACGTTGCCCATATCTCTGAGCCTTCTTCTCGAACTGTTGGTATTAGTTTCTGCCATGCCATGTCGCTCATTGGTTCTGCCTCATCCACCCAAGCCAACATGATACGTGCCTTAGACTTAATAGCATCTAGTGAACGTCTTAGTCCTACAAAGGTGTAATGTATGTTGCCGTCTTTAGACCTGATGTACTTCTCGCCCACATCGTAATAATCGTTAAGCCAGTCTATTGACCTTATGGATGTCTTGATTTCTTCTAGTGATGAATCGTCTAGGGAGTTCATAAACTCACGAGCGCATAGTATCTGTCCTTTCTTACCTGCCATTCCCCAACGATAACCCATAACAGCAGTCATTAGTGCAAAGGTTCTTGTCTTGCCTGAACCACGTCCACCGTATGCTATTCTGTATCTTGCTTCACCCTCAAAGACAGGAACTAACTTAGGTGGTAACTCAATCTGTGCTTTACTCACTCTTAGCCACTAATTCAATCACTGTAGGTTTCATTGAGCCATCGCTTGATTTTAAGTCTTGTTCGACCTTATCACTGTAGCCATGGTTGTGTAGCATTAACTTAACAATCGTTGCATTAAACTCACTTGTAAGCCCTTTGTTAAGCAATTCTGCCTCTTGTTTCTTCTTTATTCTGCCTAACGTACCCGTAAATTCAGGATGTTTAGCCTTCCAATCATAGATAGTGCTATCAGGAATATCAATATATAAAGACAGTCCTGCTACGCTTGGAACTACACTGTCATCGGTATAAGTTGCAAGATATTCATCTGCTTTAGCCTGCATTTCTTCATTGTATTTAGTGGGTCTCCCTAGTGGAAGGAAGTTATCTGTTTTCTTAGCTGTCATTAGTGTAACTCCTTGTGAGGTGGAACAGGCATTAACTCGAAGTCTAACTGCTCTCTCATTAATTCAACGCCTTCGTGTGCGTCATTGATTGAAGAGTCTTCTGCCATTAGCATTAAAGCACAGACATACAACTCTACAAATTCTTCGGGATTATAATCGTTTAGATTGATTTTCTTTAACTTGTTAATCATCTTCCCAAATCTTATCCTTTGGTTTTACTCTGTATTCATTTTCATCAAGCCACATAGGACACTTGCATTCTTTCCACTCACCTTCTTCTCTTCTGTTTACACAACAAGGTAGTACGAACTTCTGTATTGGGAATCCTTCAGCCCAAGCGTGTATTGCATCTGAGTGTTTATGTACGCTCATTTCTTGTAACCCATTGATTCTAAATACAAATCTTCAGGTCTAGGCAACATAATGCCATACTCACTAACAAATATATCTATCTGCTCTAAGTAGTCCTTCATCTCGCCCACCTTCAACTTAGTAGTGCTTTTTAGTTCTTTTATTGTTGCACCTTTCTTTGTCGTCAGTTCATTGTAACCTAGAAACTTGTCTCTGAACAGTATGTGTGTCTCGTCTTTAGTATAGCCCAATTCATTACCTATGACGTTAATCCACTCCCAATACAGTCTGTTCTGCTTTACTGAGCGAGAGTCTTTATCATCTTTTATCTCGATGATTGCCTTATCAGAATCAGGGAACTGACTGAAGTGACTAACTATCATTGTTTCAATAATATGTCGTTTCTCTTTTTTACGTTCAATGATTCGTTTCATGCTTACCTACACAATCACTACAATAACAATCTAAATCCATCATAGGGTCACACTCTTCGTCTTCCATTCTTTCAATATTTCCAAGGAAACAAGTGTCATCAAACTCAAACTTCTTTCCACAATCATCACATTTATAATACATATCTTTACTCACATTAACCCCTTACTAACTAAAATCTCTTGTGTTCTTTTCATACCCATTAGGTGGCTCAATAGTAGAAATTCCGATGAATAATCAGATTGTACACGCCCATCAAGAATATCATGACAAGAATGACAACAATAAGCACCATGGATATCAAGACACTTAGCGCCCATACCACCACCATTAAGATGTGCCAAAACAACTGTTTCATTTTGTACGCCACCATAACACCCATCTAATCGAATAGTACATGACTGACCTCTAGCGCTTTTAGTTATCTTAGAGGACATTTATCTGCCAATCAATTAGAGCTTCAATAACGTCTGCTACTGAATAAACTACTGCTACTTCACCACCTGCTTCTTTAATTCGTTCAATCATAACCTTTTGGTTCTTACTTAAACTGCCTTTGCCACTGTCTAATGTCTTAGGTTTTTTAACTTCCAAGAAGTATGCCTGACCATCATAGACAATACATATATCAGGAACTCCTGCTTTGACACCTTCAGACTTTAACTTAGATGCTACAATCTTATTACGTTGACCACCATTAGGTATTGCAAAATAACACACCTTTCTCATATCTAGGTACTGACATATCGCTTTTTGTACTTGGTGTTCGTAATCATGTCTCACTTGTCTTTGTCCTTCTCTCTGAGTAAATTATCAATAATCTCTTTTGCTGATTCACACGTATGTTGTCTAACTGCTCTGTCGTTCATATAACTAATTCTGTCTAGTAACTCTTTAACACCAACTAACGCTGTAACACATTGCTTTTTATTGTGACCCCACCACATAAACTTCTCCTTTTAATTATAAATCACGCTCATCAAGATTATCATATTCAAAGTATTGACTCAATCCGTAAACTTGCCAATGAATAGAAGGCTTGTCTTGATTGATACGATGAATTAATCCACTACGAGTAATACCTAATAGTTCTGCTGTCTTCTCTTGTGTTAATCCTATTCGTCTTAGTTCATCTGTAATAGAGTTAAAGTAAACTGTTTTATCAACATCTTTGTAAACCTTCTCTTTTGGCATAATAGTAGTTTGTTATTGAATTAAGTACATATTATATCATCTACCACACATTAGTTTGTATAAGATTCAACATTATCACTCTAACTAACGCACTTCGTTTGTTGGGTCGGTGCTGAAGCACCCAACCTTCTCTCTAGGTAAGGCTCGTCACTTCGTTCCTCTGAGGGATAAAATCCCTTTTTTAAAGCACCACAGATAGAGAATATTAAAAAAAAGAATAACCACGATTTCAATTAGTGTATGATATTTTCATTATTCAATAAAAAACCCCCGAAAGACTATAATCAATCGAGGGCTTGAATTAGGTGATGCGACCACCTGAGTGCTATTATAACCTATAGTATTCACTTTGGTCAAGACACTGCAATGGTGTTTAATTTTAAATTTGACCACAACTCAAAGAAGCAATAGAAATATAAATCCTAGCAATGACTGCCCACTTGTCAACTAGGTCGCAGTGGTAAGTTGTAATAACCACCGATACTAACATAATGTTTTGTAAGTCCTTGTTAGTTGGCTTGGAATGAAATGACCAAGAAGATAGAGGGTTGACCACCAAACATGGTCGGCTCGATAACTGATACTCTTAGACCGTGACTTTGGTTTATGTGATTAAGACCGCTAATACGGCACTTACCACAAGAGTAGAAGTGGGATAGTTATGTCTAAAATAAAGAGGGCAAATGAAGAAAAAACAACACTGGGAAGAAAAAACAACACTGGAGTAAAAAAAATAGTGTTTATTTGCATTTAGTTGTTGACACCTAGTATCACCTACTGTACAATACGCAGTAACTTGATTATGAAATTGAGTTAAACCTTTAAATAAAACGGAGATACAAAATGAACACACTAACAAAAAACGAACAGAACTTTGTAAACACATTTGCTAAAGAGAATTGGACAGGTTGTGAAACTTGGAGTGACTTAACTCATGACAATGGAACTACTTGGGTTTTACCAAAAGTTTTCTCTTTCTTCCCTAACCTTACAGAATCACAAGTAGGTGGTTACTTATCTTCACTAGAAAAGAAAGGTGTTATGTTCCATGAAGATGATTACGATGGTTGTGGCGCACCTAGACACTTCGGCTTAACTTGTGCTTATGTTGAGAACCAAGCGCAAACAAACCCAAACACTAACTTTTAACCAAAGGGGCGAAAGCCCCACTTATTAGGAGATTCAAAATGAACACAATTAAATTAATAAAACAATTAGAAGGTGATAGAGAAAAAGCCATTGTCAAACTTAGTAAGTCTGTATATGTTAAAGACCAAGAGCCGTTTCAGAAAGAGATTCTTGGCTTAGATATGGCGCTTAGACATTTAAACGGCTTAAATAATTAAATTAATAAATACTTGCATATTGTATTGTATGCAAGTATAATTGCATTATCAACAGAACAAAGAGTTGATACTTTAAAATAAAATAGGAGATACAAAATGAGCAGAATGACTAACAGAGAACACGAAGAGGCTGACCACTTCCAAACACGATACGAGGCTTGTTACGACACAGCACTTAGCGAGTTCTACAGTTCAATCGAAGAGGACAAACAATCATTTGAGCATTACCTAGATGACACACCTATTAGCGAGGTGGAAGTTAAGGTTATTCTACTAATTGCGACTTGCATCAAACTTATGTCTCTGAAATCTGACTTTCATTACTCAGATGACTATGACCAAATCGACTACGACTTTCACAAAGAACTGTCAGCAATGTTGCTTGATGAATACGGATGGGAGATTTAACATGGGATATTTTAGCGACTTAGATATTGATAACCAAGAGAATAACGCTCACGTTCAAGACCAAGAACCCGACATGAAAGATTACATGCAGACTGAGCAATACGCTCAAGAAATTGACAAGGCTTTCGGAAATCCTAAAGAGCAGATTGATGATTTAATAGATAGTTTGGGGTTTGGCAAATGAGCATTAACTTCAAGAACATTACGGTAATTGATATGGATTGGGATAGCAACCAATACCCCGAATTTGAGGACTCCTTCATTATAGAGGCAGAGTTCAAGGACACAGGGGTTAGGCTGACAGACGAAGAGTTAGACAAAGTTAATGATGACTCTCAGTTTGTTTACGAAGAACTACAAAACTTTTTACATTAAAACGGAGATTGAAATGACACAAGACGAAAGATTATTAGATTATTTAAAAGACAACAACGAGATTGACCCATTAGAGGCATGGAAAGAGTTAGGCATCTATAGGTTATCTGCTTGTATTTTTAGACTAAGGAAACAAGGTCATAATATTATCAGCAACCGTAAGAAGGTTCATAACCGATTTGGTGAGAACTGTAACGTTGCAAGATACAGGTGGGGGTTATGATGTTTGAAGTATTAGTAGGAGTGGCTATCCTTTATCAAGCCTTTGTTTTATATTTAATATTAGGAGATGACTGATGAACGTATTTAACACACTAAACAAAGTAAACGTAAACGAACACACAGAGCAGAAGGGTCAACTAACTTACCTGTCGTGGGCTTGGGCTTGGTCAGAGGTTAAGAAAAAATACCCCGAAGCAAACTACCATGTCTATGAGAATGAAGATGGTTGGTTGTACCACCATGATGGTAAGAGTGCTTGGGTGAAGACAAGTGTAACGATAGAAGGTCTTGAGCATATTGAGTACCTGCCTGTCTTAGACTTTAAGAACAAGTCAATACCTATGGATAGTATCACTTCGATGAATGTGAACACGTCTATACAACGTTCTATCACTAAATGTATTGCTCGTCATGGTTTGGGCTTATACATCTATGCAGGTGAAGACTTACCCGATATTCCTGTTTGGGAAAACGGTGAGCGCGATGAATATGTACACGCTCTGAAAGAGGTTGTGGGCGAGTCAGACTTTGATGGGATTAAACAACTTTGGAATGAACTAACCTCACGTCAAAAGAACGATATTTGGAAGGCGTTTGACAGTTCTGAACAAGTAGTCATCAAAGAGGGATTGCGTAAGTTATCACCTGATGAGTAAGTTATAATAAAAGAACTGTCGGGTGTCACTACCTATATTGGACAGTCGGGGTAATTAGAATAATCTCCTCAAGTTTAATCTCCATTCCTCGATAATTAAAGGTGAAAAGTGCGGTTTGTCCACGATACGGACTCTTTAAATTAAGTAACTTAGGGAGAGCGCACCTTCTTCCACAGAAACACATCCTCTGTGGAGTTATAGAACGGTAAGGTCACAGCCGAGTGCGTAAGTGACCACTTTTAAACCAAAAAGGAGACAATTATGTCAGGAATAAATAAAGTAATACTAATAGGAAACTTAGGCAGAGAGCCTGAAGTTAAATACGCAACTAACGGTAATGCAATAGCAAACCTTGCAATAGCAACATCAGAGTCTTGGACAGACAAAACGACAGGTGAAAAGAAAGAGAAAACTGAGTGGCATAGAGTTGTCATATTCGGTAAGTTGGCTGAAATATCACAGCAGTACCTACACAAAGGTTCTAAGGTTTATGTCGAGGGTGCGTTAAAGACCCGTAAGTGGCAAAATAAGGAAGGACAAGACCAATACACCACTGAAGTCGTTTTGTCGGGATTTGGGGGTGTTTTACAGATGCTAGATAGTAGGTCAGACTCCAATAACAATCCTAGTGTAGCGCCAAACACAAATAACGCTCCTCAAGTAGCACAAGAACCAATAGCACCTGTTGCGACCGATGACGATGTGTTTGGAGATACGATACCCTTTTAATTTGTAAATAATGCTTGACTTCTTGTATTGTATAGTGTACAATGTCTTTATCGAATCGAGGAACGGTTCGGTACTTTTAAATTAAACGGAGATAAAAATGGAATACAAAGTAAAACAAATGGATTGGGATTTAATCGAAAATTTCAGAGACCGTATGAGTTCTGAATACAGTGACTATGACAAGATGACTTGGGATGGTTCGGTTGAATTAACAAAAAAGAATAATCGTTGGTTTAGAGTTTGCGAAGGTTTTGTTGAAGGCGAAACAATGTGGGATGCTTACAGAAACGGAAACATCGGTGAGCGCACTTTCAAAGGTTCTTCAATCTCAACAGGCGACATACTTATTGACGAGCAAGGTGCTGAGTATGTTCTTACTGACAACGACTTTGAATTAGTAGCATAACCAAACGGGGCGAAAGCCCCACACTTTAATAATAAAACGGAGATAAAAATGAACCAAGTACCATTAAAAGATTTCAAATACGAAGGCGATGGATATGTCTTTGAATTTAAAAACGAGAGAGAGGCTTTCTATCACACATTGGTTGTTAGACCTAGACACCTCAAAGTTCTAAGCAACACCACAGGCATGACCACTGAACAACTTAAAGATTCGGTCATCGCAGAATGGTTTGCTGAAGAGAACGAGCAGGTGAGACTTGAGAACAATGCTAAACGTAGAGCGAAGGTGGCATCATGAACCAACCCGAAATAGGAACTACTTGGTGGTGGCATGGATTCGAGGCTTGGCGTGTAGTCAGCGTGGATTCATGTACCGATGAGTTTGGTGAAGACGAAAGAATGTTTGTTACCATCTTGTGCAAGGACTTGAATCAACTACGAACCGTTTGGACTAAATCATTCTATAAGCGGTGGCATCCATCTTGGAATCCGAAAGCGAGGGATGAGTAGGATGAACTACCTATCTATATGTAGTGGAATAGACGCTGTATCTGTTGCATGGAAACCTTTGGGATGGAAATGCGAAGGGTTGTCTGAGATAGATGAGTTTCGCTCTGCTGTACTAAATTACCATTACCCCGATGTAAATAATTTCGGGGATTTTACGGAGATAAAAAAAGATGATTTCAAACGACCTGTTTCCCTCATCGTTGGAGGAACTCCCTGTGCGAGTTTCAGTATTGCAGGGCTTAGAAAAGGATTCGAGGATGACCGTGGAAACCTCGCACTTGAGTTTATTAAGTTGGTTGATAGAGTTAAACCACAATGGGTACTTTGGGAAAACGTACCCGGAGTTTTGTCCTCGAACAAAGGAAGGGATTTTGGAAGTTTCCTTGGCGGGTTGGCAGAATGCGGGTATGGGTTCTCCTACAGGG